ACGTGCCAGGCGCACCCATGCGTACATCAAGTACCACAGCCGCCCAACCGTATTCGAAGGCGAAGTAATGTAGGAGCCAGAACACTGCCCTGACTGCTTCCGGAACACCTGCCCGTTCTCAGCCACGAAAACGGTACAAGTCTCTTCCTGATACAGCCGGTACAAGATCTTCTCCATGTTGGGGTTCGACCCACCATAGGTCGCAGCCCGCAACTGAAATTCCTTCATGTGAAACCGCTTCTCCCGAGAAGAGTCGAACTCCTTCAAGTCCGACTCAGAGACAACCCACCCATCAGGCTTTGACGAGGCGATATCCTGCATTCCACCATAGAATGGAGTGAATCCCAACGCCATACCCAAACCGGGCGGGCTGCCCTGCCGCACCTTGCACGCATGCTTTATGCGATTGTTGAAGTCCCCAAGATATTTCACCTGAGCGAAGTAGAGATGCGTAGGAACGTTCAAAATTCCACGGTAGTGACCCGGGACGAACTTCTTCTCCTTAAGCAACTCTGTCTTCGTAAACGACTGCCAAACACATGGCGCCGCTTCGCCCTTCTCCAACGCATCGATGTACGCGCGAATACTCAACATCCCACGCGCATCCGAGAGCACCGCACCGCGGTCCTTAAAGCCAAGCTCTTTGTACGGAAAACCGGGCGACGAATCAAGGACCATTTCATGCATGATCTCCTCGTCACAAAGCTCCTTCCAGCCCGTCACGTAAGGCGCGAGGAAGCGCGACCACATTCGGTCCGCAATCTCCTCATCCTCCGCGTTCAGGTCCAGTTGGGGCAACCGATCGTACTTCGACGTGTGCCAACACGAACTAAACATATTCGGCTTCGACACACCCATCTTGGTAGAAAGTTCCACGCCAGCGCTCTTGTAAAGCATCTCCACGAGGGGTGACGGCTTTTGACCGCCACCGGCAGTGTCGGGCACGACGGGTATTCCGCTAACCGGCGGCAACGAACCAATAACCTCCAACAAAAACGAAGGAGTATAGGAACATCCCGCACCAAGCTTACGCTCACCGTCAATGCTCGACCACACAATTCGATTAACGTCCTCCCCCGTCCAGCCTACAAAAGCTGGATTGAGGGAGAGGACGCCCTCTCTTTTAAACGAACCCCTTGGTCGTCTGTCGGAAAGGGAACGCCCTTGATGATGTTTGCCTCGCGCATCTTCTCGTACTCTCCACGAGCGAACCGACCACTCAGGTCGACACTCTGCTGCACGAAACTCTCCGCAACGACATCACCGCGAGCGTCCGCAGGGCCTGCCTCCCCAGAACCCGGCGTAAATCGCGCAATCTCGGGTATCATGCCCGGAGCCACCAGCAGGCCCACATTCGTCGCACCCGACAGGCCGCTGTGCAAGCCGCCGACGCGA